GTGAAAAAATCTCTAATTGCCTTATTACTTATTACCAGCGCCAGCTCCTATGCAGACAAGATTCCGGTTTCGATTGAGAATGTCATTGCTGGCACAAATGCTCGTGAGCATAGTCTTAAAAATGGTGAACTCACTGTCAGATATGACCGTTCAAAAGTGACGCAGGATATGGCTACCGCCATGTTTGACTGGATATGTAATGACTACTTCATGAATAAATGGAAGCCGGAGACAATAAAAAGGGTCACGCTTCTGAACGTCACACGCGATCAAGGTTACAAAATTGATGCTGGCGGGAATGAGTGTAAGAAAAGTGGCTCTATGACTTTTGAAGAAGAGAAAGCCTATAAAGCCAATATCATCGAAAACGCTACTCAGTTCTAACGGCACTCTATTTGTAAGCCAAATGGTGATAAAGACTCTTCAAAAATTCATGTGGCCTTGTCCGCCTGCTGCTGGATGAGGAGGAGCGTTATTTACTAGGGCTGGCGTAACGATAAACCGCACTACTGTTTCATGAGTGACAAAGGTGCTACCGCAATTGATATTCTGACACTGGCAGTAACGTTCTTTTGTGCTATCAGTGACCTGAAAGCTGCTCCTAGTGTGCGCTGAGTGTCCACACTTTGGACAATTCATCATCTTGAGTTTCTCCGCTGCCATTAAGTTCTCAATAATGATACACAAAGAATCAATATTGAGAACTCATTTATTCTATTTCTATATCATCAATCTTTACTTCTAGCTCCAGACTGGTAGTAAAACCATTATCCGGGCTGACCGTATGCGTCAACGTTGTAATGGTCCATTCGGCATCGTCGATAGGCTGTTTAAAGCCGCTCACCTTTACTGGCATTTCGGTGTAGAGATCTGCCCGGCCCTCTGCGAGCTGCAGCGAGAATGACGCAACCCCACGCTGCAGGCGCTCCCATTGCATTTTTGCCGCACGCTCAGCATTGCTGCGGTTTGCGTAAGTACGATTTAGAACCAGCACGTTTTCATCCGTTCCCACCAGATAATCACCCTGTTTCGCTTCTGGCTCTTTTGGCGCGGTGGTTTTCTTCCGACGGCGCTTAACCTTGGTTGTTTCTTTTTTCTTGGGTTCGCGAGTATGCAGCCAGCTGGCAATTACGCCGGTATAGGCACCACGATCAGCCAGGGTAAAACGATGACCGTCACCGGCTTTACGCTCAATGGTGATAACCGGCAGCGGCTTACCGCTCGCCGTTTTTCCCTGCCCCTGCCGGATAAACAACAGGTTTCCATCCTTAACGGAAGCAATCGCCCCATACTGGCGCGCCAGCTTCATCAGGAAACTGGCATCGCTTTCATTGGTTTGGTCCATGTGATCCAGCGCCTTGTCCGTCAGGTCTTTACCCAGCGCCATTTTGAGGTTATGCCGCGCTGCGATTTCCTTTACCACATCGCCAACGGTTGTCTGGTGCCATGACTTTTCGCGCCGGGTGTTGAGGGTTTCACGGAAATCAGCGCTACGGGCACGGATAGTCAGACGATCAGGAGCACCGCTGTGCTCAATCTCATCGACAGTAAACGCCCCTTTCGGGAAAAGCGGCTGTCCTTTCCACCCCAGCGCCAGCTGAATAACAGCACCACGTCGCGGCAGAACGATCTGCCCGGCGGCGTCGTCCAGCTCCAGATCAAGCTGGTCAGCCTCAAAACCCCGGTTATCGGTCAGCGTCAGACTCATCAGGCGCGCATCCAGCGCGGTTGTCACGTCCTTACCTTCAATAGTGATACTGAAAGCCGGGCTTTTGCTGTTCAGGTCAAAAAGATCAGAGCTAAAATTCACTGCAGCAACCCTCCAACAGTATTTTTAATATTACCTATCGCAGACGTTGCAGAGTCCTGCAGGTTACTGAGCTGATCGCTGAGACTGCCGAACATATCAGACAGCGACTCATCAACCCTTTTCAGGGTCAGCGTAAACTCAATACGGCGAGGCATTCCGCTTTCAAAAAATTCCGTTTTTGTCTGACTCAGGTTCTCGATTACAAACATGCCGTAAATGGTCCCGCTTCCCTCAATCATGGGCCATGCTTTGCCCAGCTCTGCCATTTGCTCCAGCGCGAGCAATGACAGCCTTCCCCCGGTAACTTCCGGCAGCAGTACGCCAGATAACGTCAGCGAGTCATTATCCGGGCCAAGAAACTGCGTTGATGGTCGCCGGTTCACCCGACTGTTGACAGCGTGTCGCCAGCTTCGCTGATACTGCAGCTCCTGATATGGCACTGTACGCAGCATGAATACATATAACCCCAGTACCATCATCATGATTCATATCCCCCTTGATCACTGAAATTGCTGCGTGCTTTAGCCCTGGTCTTGCGCTCGCGTTCGTCAAGCTGTCGGGCTACTTCACGGGCAATATCCTGCGCACTTTGCCCTGGCTGAGCATAGATAGTGATCGGCGCGTGAGTTTCAAAGTGCATCACTGGTGGCGCGCTGGCAGATTTCGCTGGCTGGCTTTGTTTATATGTCACAGTAGGCAGACTGTAAGGATGTAATGGGGCAGCCTCTGCAGGCGCTGCCGCGGCGCCCATGACGCCTGCAACGACGGAAGCCAGCACAGCAGTGCGCCGTCTGCTGGTCACATTTGCGGGGCCGTTCACAATTTCAGGGCCGTTCTCCCCAACAATACCGAACTGACCGCGCGGAATAATCCCACCACTGTCATACATCCCGGCAAACGGAACGGCAGCAGCCGCTGCTCCACCAACCACCTGCACCTGTGCTTTGTCTTGTGTTTTATTATTTCCGGTCATCCAGTCAGGCAGATAATCGGTGACTGAGGAAAGCTTGCTTTTGAGTGCCTCCCATTTGGCATTAATTCCATCGAGAATGCTGTCAATAATGGCGCTGCCCATGTCCTGAAACTTCGCAGGAAGCGCGGCAACATCAGCCAGGATCGAATTCCATTTATCACTAATAGATTGTCTGATATTGGCCCACGCTTCAGAAACGCCAGTTTTTATAGCATCCCAATTTTTAGCTATTAATCCCGGCAAGGTATAATTAAAGAACAGTGACTTAATCCCCTCCCATGCGGCGCTGGCCTTCTCTTTAATCCAATCCCATGCCGTATTTGTGGCATTACATACGGCATCCCACATTGCCTTGAATTTTGGCCCAAGCGTGTCCCAGTTCTGCCAGATATAAATTGCACCAGCGGCGATCAGCCCAATGACGGCCAGTATAGGATTTGCAAACATCAATCGGCCCAGCCATATAACTGACTTGCCAACAGAACTGATTGCTTTCCCAATAAGACCAAATGCAGATGAAAATTTTAGCCCCATCACCCCCGCGCTCATTCGCACTACTGCCATCGGCCCTAACACGGACGCCAGCGCCAGTGAAACACCCCCAGCGGCGGTTGCAACAATGGCAAAGCCAGCTGCCAGCTTAAACAGCGCAGAGGTCAATTGTGGGTGTCGTTTAACAAAACCATCCAGACGCGAAGCCAGTTCACCCAACCAGTCAGCCAGCTTCTTTAATGCTGGGGCAACTGTTTCACCAATACTAGCCATAGCATTGGTAAAGGAACCTGTAGCGGCTTCCCATTTATTACCAAGAGTATTCAAAGAGGCATCAACACGCTCGCGTAGAGAAGCCTGATTTTGTAACTTTGAAGCCGTTTCACGATAGCCTGAGATGCCTTTGGTAATCATAATATTTAGCACCTGCAGCGTTTCCGCATCATCCCCAAAAATACCTTTTAGAGTAGCTAACCTTTTCTCAGTATTAAGCTTTTGGAGTTGAGCTAACTGCGTGTACATTTTCTCCAGCCCGCCAAACTCCCCCTTGCCATCCGTAAAATCGAACTTAACGCCAGTGCCTTTTAGTTCATCATTAGCATCCTTCACTTTTTCCGTATTCATGACGGACTGAAATACTTTTCGGTAGGCATTACCAGCTGACTCTCCAGCCATACCAGCCTGATCAGCCATAACTAATAGAGGAGCAAATGTCTTAGCCGCGTCCAATCCCTTTTTATGAATAATATCCATCGCGCTGCTGATTTTTGAGAACCCCTGCAGCATATTTCCTGAATCTACCCCGGCGTAGAATCCTTTCTGGATAACGTCCATCAGATTCATCATGTCTTTTTCGGAGGTCTGAGTAGCATCTTGTAACTTAGCCGCAAACTCAGCTGCTGCAGTGGGAGCCATCTGTAACTGCACGCCAAGATAAGCTGCTGACTCTCCCAAGCCGCCCAGGATGACCTGCGCCGACATACCCTGACGGCGTAGCATAGTCATCATGTTCTGAAAGTCGGCTGTTGTTCCCGGCAGCTTATCGCCCAAAGCAACTGCAAGCCGGTTAATTTTTTCAAATTCAGGCGCTACCTTTCCGCCCGGCCCCATCATTGAACCGGCGAGCTGATTCGCTGCATTTTCTGATTCTGAATAGGCTTTTACTGGAGCCAGCAACGTCATGCCAGTAGTTACCCCAGCCGCCATCGCCCCTGCACCATTACCTGCCAGAGAGTTCCTTAACTCGCGGGTCTTTTCAGCCTTGGCTTTGATGGCGTTGAGCTTTCGCTGACGCTCGCCAACTTCACGCAGCCTGCGCTCCTGCTCAGCCAACTGTCGGTTATACCGCTCAGTTTCTCGTGCAATCCGTGCCGTCTCATGTGCTCCGCCCCCAGCAGATAACCCCAGCCGATAAAGCTCAGCCCTGGCTGCCGCCATCTGGCGAGTTTCCTGTTGCTGTTTTTGTTCAAGACGTGAAACAGCACGCCACTGAGCTTCAAGCGCCTGCGTTTGTTTTTTTGTCGGGGATTCCAAAGAAGACATTTCGCGCGTCATCATTTGAGCGCGTAGCCTCGCCTGATTCAGCTCGGCACCAGTACGGCTAACACTTTGAGTTAGCTGATCGAAAGATTTAAGCTGACCTCCAGCATCACTCAGCTTTTTAATCTGATCGCGGGTTTGTCGAATAGCTGATGCCAGCTCCTTAGAGCCAGCCTGTGCATTTTTAAATGGGCGGGTTAACTTATCCACCGCCCCCAGAACTACCTGCAGTCGCAGGTTATTATCACTCATCGCTGGCCCCGCTTCTCTGAATTGCCTTATGCCGCCACTCCAGCACATCAGTCAGCGGCATAACGTCAGTGATGGACGGCGACCAGTGAAAGATGGTGGCAATATCTGCCACCAGATCATCAACCGTCAGGTTGTCGGCAAATCGGCAAGCACCGACTTCGGCAACAAAAAAGTAACCACCTCTACAGCCATTGCTGTCAGATCGGCGGGGTCCAGCTCTGCCATTTCCTGCGCGGTCAGCGTCGGGGAGGAGATTCGCGGGATCACAGTCATCATCGCGCCCACGTCCATATCCATAATGGCCTGCAGACGGGTGCCACGCAGTGCGCCGGACTGCGGCTTACGCAGCACAATTTCGGTAATTTCAGTTTTACCGCGCATGATGGGGGTATCCAGTTTTACTGTCTTTTCAGTCAGTTTGTCGCTCATGTTCGTTTCCTGTTAATAAACTACTGGCGCGGCTGCCCGCGCCGTTAAGGTTAATCAGAGGCCGAGGGCGTTACGGTGTTCTTCCATCAGGTCCACGCCGTCAACGATTTCAACCATGTTGACCAGATCGACCTCATAGAGCACTTCGCCGTTAATGGTCAGCTTCGCGTAACTGTTGGTGCTACTGACCTTGGTGCTGCTGCTCTCGCCGGTTTTCCACTCGCCGGAATCCACTTCTTTATGACGCCCGCGCACAACCAGCTCAACGGCCTGCACTTCGCCGGTATCGTCACGCTGAATGGAACCGGTGAAACGCAGCTGGATGCCGTCAACGGTTGCCTTGCCCATCTGCTTGAATAACAGCAGTTCGGTGCCACCGATTGAAAATTCCGTGTCCAGTGCGCCGTCATCCAGCCCCATGTCCACGTCCACCGCGCCCGGCATACCGCCGCCGCGATACTTCTCAAACTTGCGGGTGAATTTCGGCAGAGTCAGAGACTCAACGATCCCCTGCCAGTTGTTCCCGTCGTTGAACAGGTTCAGGTGTTTTAACTTGCGTGGTAAAGCCATGGTGTCCCCTTACGCGCTGACCTGGCTGGAGAAATCCAGCAGGTACTGATCGGTGATGCGCTGGCGCAGCATCAGGTTTTCAAGCGGCGGCACCGGCGTGTAGTCGTAGTCGATGGTGAGCTTCCCGGCTTTCAGGGAGTCTTTATCGTTCACCGACTCATCCAGCCAGCAGTCTGCACCGATGATGTAGCCCTGCGTTTTCAGGCTGCGCAGCTTGGCTCGGATACCTTCGATAATGTCACGGGCCAGCGACGGGTTGAGCACGCCATCCACCGCCCACATGTGCGCTTCTGCGATGGTGTCAGCCAGCACCTGCGCTGTGCGGGTGTAGTTCTCAAAGGCAAACAGCGGATCGTCACTGAGGCAGCGGGAACCCCAGAAGCGGAAGCCGTCTTTACGGATAAGCGTGGTAACGTCATTCTGGTTGAGCAGTCCCGCATCGGTTGCCGGGTCCTGCAGATCCCAGAACACATCAGCGGAAATGCCGGTGACGCCGTTCACGCCCACGTTGGACAGGGTTTTGTGCCAGCCGGTCTGCTCGTCAATTTTGGCGCGCAGACCGAGCGCACGGGCGGAGGCGTAAGCCGTCGCATCTGCATTCAGCACGGTGTCAAAGTTGATGAAGTCAGGCCAGATCAGCATCCCCTCGCGCTGGCTGAAATTGTCACGGTAGGCAATTGCTTCTTCTACCGTTTTGCAGCCGTAGGCGGACAGATAGGCAAACCCTCGCAGGCTCTGCGCCACACTCAGCAGCTCAGTGGCAACCGCCTGCGTGTCGTGTCCCGGCACGCCGAGAATGCGCGGCTTGACGCCCAGCTGCGACTGCGCCGAAAGCAGCGCTTTCATGCCCGTTTTTTTACCGTCAGCGGTCACGCCGCCAATAATGTTGGAGGTGGTTTCCGCTTCGGTTTCGCCCTGCGCCACACGCACAACGACAGTCACGGGTTTTGCCTGATCTGCAATCGCATCCAGCGAGCGGGCCAGCGTGCCGGACTCCCCCGCTTTACCGCTGGCGGTGAGCACATCAGTCAGCAGGACCGGCTTATTGAGGGGGAACACGGACGCATCAGCATCATCGCCGGTGCAGACCATGCCCACGATGGCAGTGCTCACCGTGGTAATAGGTCGGGTGCCCTCGTTGATTTCAACAACGCGCACCCCGTGGTGGTAATCCTGAGCCATAAGGCAGTCTCTCCGGTTGACAGGGATACCTTATGTTCTGGTTGCCAGGCGTGAGGCGCACGTATTTCACGATGTGTCAGTGCTGGTACAATATCGCCACTTTCAACGCGACTGATTTACAGGGAATTTCTTGTAAAGAGTGGAAATGCTAACATCAAAAAGTAATCCAACACGATGACGAGTTTCACCGGCGGCAAGCAACCGTCCGGCCTGCTCCCATTGCTCCGGAGTGAGCTTTGGACGCCTGCCACCGACTCGCCCTTGCGCCCTCGCAGCGGCAAGTCCGGCGCGGGTTCTTTCCACAATTAATTCCCTCTCCATTTCAGCGAGTGCGCCCATGATATGGAAAAAGAAACGCCCCATTGGTGTGGAAGTATCTATGCTATCCGTAAGACTGCGGAAATTAATGCCACGCTCCCGTAGCTCCTCTACCAGAACGACCAGATGACGCATACTGCGACCCAGACGATCGAGCTTCCATACAACCAGCGTGTCCCCTTCTGATAACGTCCTGAGTAACTTTTTTAATCCGGGTCTTTCTGCTTTGGTCCCGCTTATTTTGTCTTCAAAAATCAGTTCACATCCTGCGCAATTCAGCGCGTTTCGCTGTAAATCAGTGTTCTGGTCATTTGTTGACACCCGTACATAGCCAATTTGCACAACAGGCCCCCTCGCAAAAGGCTGGCATCATGCCATTTACGACCGTTTTCTGCATTTTCATAAACCTCGGTTTAGGCGAAACGATAAATCTGGCAAAAAATGCCGTCCCGGTGACGCGCAGGATTAACAGTAAGCCACTGTCCGGTGATATCTCCCTGTGGGCGTCAGATGTAGGGGCCATTTCCGCCGATGCTGTTGGAGAAATTACCGATAACGGCACGATGGCATCAGCTAATGCACCCGGATGGTGGCGGGTGGCGGTGTCGAATTCTGATACGGTCGCTGATTTTCCCACCTATCCGGATGGCAGCAAGCTGTACAGCTACGGATATCTGTTTGTTGAGAAAATCGGAGAGGTCTGGTTTCAGCACTATTACGCGCATATGGGCGCGAACGCAAAGCGCCAGGATTGGGGAACTGTACCGAATACCAGCCGCCCGTGGGTTATTGACTACAACACCTCAAATAAACCTTCAGCCGGTGATGTGGGTGCATTGCCGATTACCGGGGGGCAGCTTAATGGTCCGCTGGGTATTGGTACTGATAATGCGCTGGGCGGCAATTCGATCGTTCTTGGTGACAATGACACTGGTTTTAAACAGAACGGCGACGGGGTGCTTGATGTTTACTCGAACTACACACATGTATTCCGTTTCATCGGTAATCTTGTAGAGAGCATGGTTTCCCTGAAAGTAAACGGAAACGCTGTAGCCACAGGCGAAGTACAGGCAGGAAATGGCTCATCGCGCATGACTAATAACGGCGACATCTTTGGTTCTGTCTGGGGAAATAGCTGGCTGAGTCTTTGGATTAATAACAATTTCGTCGCAGATGTTCAGTTAGGGGCTGGCACATCAGTGTCTACCTGGAACAATGCTGGCTCATGGCCTAACACTCCCGGATATGTAGTCACTTCCGTCTGGAAAGATGCACAAGGCGAAAACATTGATGGTATTGCTTACGCGCCTTTGCAAAAACGAGTCGGGAGTCAGTGGTATACCGTACAAGGGGGAACGGCATAATGAAGGAATATCAGGATATTAAAAATTTCAGACTTATTGACGCGCCCATAAACAGGAGTAAAACTCAGTCCGAAATAAATATAGGTGTATATTTTCTGGAGTCAGAAGACGGGCAGGACTGGTATGAATGTCAGTCATTATTTTCTGATGATACCGCAAAAATCATGTACGACCATGAGGGGATTATCTGGGGTGTTATTAATAAGCCAGTCCCGCAACGTGGAAACACATATGCTGTATCAATGCTGTGGCCGGTTAATATGTCTGTTGCGGAAATAGACGCTGCTGACTGTCCTGATGATTGCCGTGGTGATGGCTCATGGTTGTACAGAGATGGTAAGGTTTTACCCGTTCCGGTGGATTATCAGGCTAAGGCCGAAACCACCCGACAGAAACTACTGGATGCCGCTAACAGCGCCATTGCCGACTGGCGAACCGAACTGGCGTTGGGTGAAATCAGTGACGACGATAAGGCCAGCCTGACTAAATGGATGGCGTATATCAGGGAGCTTAAATCACTGGTTTTAACAGGCATTTCAGACGAGGCCACCTTTAATAAAATACAGTGGCCTGTATTACCACAATAATAATTAATGACTGGCCGGTTTCTCCGGCCAGTCAGGGGCAGATGTATCCACCCGACTGACTAGAACGCTGTATTGTTCCCATGCTATCAGTCGCTGTTGCTCCTCATCGGTGACGATACCCAGCTTTACTGCCCGCGCCAGCGGCGTAATAACGGTCTCGGCCTCTTCGAGCAGTTTTACCTTTTTCGCTTCTACTTGCTGGCGCAGTTCTTCCGGTGTATAAACCCGCCTAATTATCTGCTCACGTTCGCCATCATACATCCAGCGTCCTGACACATCTGCCCGGCGATTAGCTGTGATATCCGGTAATTCAACAACGCTGCGCCCTTCAGGATTTATTTTCGACGCATCTTTATTGATTGCCACAATTATATTACTTTTGTCGTAGGCAACTTTTAGCGTGTCTGCTGCAAAATTTTTCTGTTCCTCATACCAGTTTTTACCTTTTTCATCATACAGCCAAACCACACCAAATTTTTTAGTGAGTTGATACTGGTCAGGCGTTTTTGGATTACCGGCTACGATATTTTTTAGATGCATCATAATTAAACACTCGTCACGTTATACCACTGGTTGCCAATCAATTTTTGCATTGGACGTCTTCCGAGACCGTCAATAATCTCATCACTATTGCCGTTAGTTGCCGCTGTCAGTACATAACCAGGTGTATCACTGAATCCCGGGCCCATCCATGCCTGTCCAGATTCATAACTACCCAGACGGAAATCCTGCACGTAACGGCTGTCAAAGTTGGAATAGCTATTTGGTTCCATCTGACCATTTACTCTGAACGAAATACTGCCATCTGTATTTCGCTGGCTGTAGAACTGCCATCCCTGATCGTCGTCCAGTTCAATTACTGTGGGCCTGTCTGCACCACCCCATAAATTAAACGTGGCTGTCATTGTCGAATTATTATTACTCGTCAGTGACAGCCTTTTCCCGTCACCTGCTCGTATGCCACCATTAGTGAGAACATCTACTGACATGTGCAGCCCGGAATTGTCGATATAACCGACCCGGGCATTATTGGCGTAAATCCCCAGAACGCCGTCGCCATCCTGTTTAAACCCTGTATCGTTATCACCAAGAACGATCGAATTGCCGCCCAGCGCATTGTCAGTACCAATACCCAGCGGGCCGTTAAGCCGTCCCCCTGAAATCGGCAATGCACCCACATCACCGGCAGTAGGTTTATTTATGGTGTTGAAATCGCGTCGCCATCCGGGAGCATATCCATCGCCGTGATTGATATAAGTGAATTGGGCACTGGCAACTCCTCCACCTGACGTTGTGGTGGGCGTTGTCACCCGAATGGTAATTGCACCGCCCCCCCCCATAACCTCCACAACAGCGCCTGCGAGACAGATATTACCGCACCCTGTATCTGTGATGACTTTGTTACCTGCATAATCCCATGACCCTTTACACATCCAGTAAGGGTGATTGAATGCGCCCTGCGACTCCAGCCAGACGATAAATTCCGCAGTCGTCCACGGATTGGCATCACCGCCGATAGTAACTGCGCCATCAAACGCTCGCGCGGCACCGATACGACGTACAAACAAATCCTTGTCAGGAATATCGCCGCCGTTATGGTCTTTTTGCAGTGCACCCGCAGCGAGATTTATCGTTTCGCCTAAACCGAGGTATGTGAGAAGGCCGGCGATATCTTTTCCGCTTAAATTCGTCAGTGTATTGTCCAGCGGTTGCTTTCCAGCCAGAGCGTTTATCATCGTCGTGGCAAAGTTCGGGTCATTCCCCAGAGCCGCTGCCAGCTCGTTCAGCGTATCCAGTGCTGCAGGCGCAGAATCCACCATTGCCGCGATAGACGATGCCACAAACTCCGTGTTTGCAATCTGTTTAGTGCTGTTACCCGCCGCTGGCGTCGGTACCTTTGGAATCCCTGTGAGTGTCGGGCTGTCCTTCTGCGCATACTGTGAATGCGGGTCCGGTGCAGCAAGATGCTTTGCCATCAGGTCGTCTACACATACCTTCAGCTCCAGCGCCTTATCATCTACATATTTACGGGTTGCCAGCACTACTGCAGGGTCAATTTTCAGGGTGATGTTATCGGTGCTGCTGGTAATCAGTACCATGCGCACGGTCTGCGTACGTCCGCTCCCTTCTGTCAGCTGCGGCTTGTAGCTCTCAGGGCAGTTACCCACGGCGATCAGTGCGCCGGTTTCATCAAACAGGCCGACCTCACGAATCCACCATCCCCCCTCAGTTTCCGGGATCACTTGCTCAGCAATAATCTGGCTGCTGTTCTGCGGGTCGATATACAGCATATTCAGCGCTGCTCGACGCTTCTCAGCAACTAACGCGGTCTGTTGCGCGCTGGGTGTGGGCAGCACACCGCCACCGTCGCCCACCGCCATATGGGTAATTTTCAGCGGGACACCGAGCGCGGCGGCGCTTGCCAGTTTCGCCGCGCCGATCTCCGTCAGCAGGGTATAAAATTTTGCGCTCATGGGTTCACTCTCATTGTGTCAATAACATGGACTGCTCCGCCTTCATATGCGGTGCCGCCGGAAATGATGGTTTCGTTGATATACGGATACACCGTGATTTCTTCGCCAAGGTAGCTGGCTGCGCCAACCCAGTAAGGGCCGCTGGTCTGCATATTAATGGACATACCTGTCATGTGGCGGCTGCATGGTTTGGCATCGCTTATCAGGCGCTCAAGCTCCAGATAGGTGTCTTCGGTGATACCATGATCCTGTACGCCAATATCCAGACGGAACGTCCCCGGCGTTTCGCCGGTCTGCCACCACTCAATGATGCGGATCAGGAAGCCGAACGGCTCAACCACACGCCGCACGGCGCTGGTTGTTCCTTTATGCTGATGGATATAGAAAGCATCCTGCACCACACGGCGTTTGACATTTTCTGTCCAGCTTTCATCCCAGCGGTCAACGGAAAACGCCCAGGCCAGATAAGGCAGGAATCTGATCGGGCAGGTTGCCGGGTTCCACAAATCACGCAGCGATATCTGCAGATCGGAAATCCCGCTGCAGGTCTGCGCCAGTCGGCGCTCAAGCGGCGACGAACCCGGCGGCAACAGACTATTCATCCGTGCCCCCGTTGGTAACGCTCCATTCGGTACAGGATGCCGCCTGTGTCTTATCCAGCACCACATCCTCCAGAGGGGACGTCAGCTCCACACGCTGGACGCCCTCCACGTGCAACGCGGCATAAATGGCGCTGCGGCGGATATCACGTCCCAGCCGCGTCTGACTGGCGATGTACCTCTGCAGGCTGGCTTTTGCCGCCACCATAACAGGCTCCGCTTCCGGCCCCGGATAAAGAAAAATGGTAGCCTCCACCCGGTACGGTATGATCTCCGCACTACGAACCCTCAGACGGTCAGCCACCGGGCGTACACTCTCACTGTTCAGGGCTTTTTCAACCACATCCAGCAGGTCTTTTACTGCTGTACCGTCACCCTCCCGGCTCAGCACGGTAAGTACCACCTCTGCAGGGGCCGGACTGGTTGCGCTGGCATCTGCCACACGTCCGTCCGCACTTCTGGCGTGAAATTCATAGGCTCCCGTCGGGCCAGCAACGGACAGTCCCTCAAATGCTGCAGGGATGCGCTGGCGCAGCGCCTCATCATCTTCCATCACTGCGGCGACCGGCGGTACTGCATCATTATCAGCAGGCACTACCGTCAGACGTTTCACGTTGCAGTTGGCTGCCAGCTGCTCAAGATCATTTCCCATCGAATAGGCCACCATCACCGCCTGCGCAGCCTCGTTAATACGCTGGCGCAGCAGGATTTCGCGGTATGTGCTTTCCTGCAACAGCTTGGTGACGGGTTCAGATTCCAGCGCCAGCGTGCGCCGCACCGCGTCCTGTTCATCCACAGGATAAAGAGCCACAAAAGCGGCCTTACGCTCAGCCAGCAGCGTCTCAAAATCCGGCACGTCCACTATCTGCGGCGGCGGTAACCGGGAAAGGTCAATGACTGCCATTGTCTGCTCCTGTTGATATGGAAAGGGAAACCGGTGCTCCGTTATTACTATGTCCCATAAGCTCAACCACCATAGAGCCGTCAAAATTGCCGTTGATGGTGATGGAGTCCAGCGTAAGGCGCGGCTCCCAGCGGTTCAGCGCCACATAGACTGCAGACATAATCTGCAGGCGCAGTGCCGGGTTCTGCGGCTGGTCAATCAGCGCGGACAGCAGCGAACCGTATTCCCGTCGGGCAATGCGGCTACCCTGCGGTGTCAGCAGAATATCCCGCACCGACTGGCGCAGATGGTCTGTATCCGCAAGGGCCTGCCCGTCATTCCGGCTCATACCGATATACAGCGTCATACCGGACCTCCCGATGTATCCCCGCCTGACTTAACGCCAGTGTGACCGTGTTTATCCATCACGACCCCGTTAGAACTCATTGCGCCGCCGCCCTGGGTGACGCCGCCGTTGATCACCACCTCGCTGTTAATGCGTGTTGTGTCAGCCTCCACCACAAACTCACCGGTTTTGAGGGTGATATTGTCCGCCGCCTCGATCACCATGGATTTGATACCCCGGACATGCCACCGCCCGGTAGCGGGTTCGTACTCAAACCAGCCCCCGTCCGGGTACTCCGTCACGCAGCCGTCCACAGAATCCGACGGCGGCGCAAACTGATTGGAGTAGATGGCGGGCAGCACAAAAGCGGTTTCCAGATTGCCGCCCATGCTCAGCACCACCACCTGCTCATCCGGCGACGGGCACCACCATGTACGGGCACCACCGGCACGCAGCGTCAGCCAGTTAATCCAGTTAGTTTCAAGCTCGCCCACTTTCACCCGGCACAGCCAGTTTTCCCGGTCCACTTCGGTCACGGTGCCGGTGCGGATCAGGTTGGTGATAAGGCGCATGATTTCGGTCAGTTGTGCATTCATAACGACAGGTTGCCATCAGAGGGAAAAGGGAGGCAGCGCGGGCGCTTGTGCCAGCAGTGGCACAAAGATCACCCCGCCAGCCAGCGCAGCAGAGTGTCACGGGTGATGGTTTCCACCTCATCATTCACGCCCAAAAGGCGGCGCTCCGCGTAGCGGACCTCCGGGCCTTTTCGGCTGACGCGATCACGCAGGCCGTAATGGTGAACACGGGCAATGCGCTGCACCTTGCCATCAAACTGCACGCTGGCGGAGTCCGCACTGGCGGCGGTTTTCAGGTATTTTGTGGTGCGAAGCTTTGCAAACATCTGGCGTTTAATACGTCCCTTCTTGCTGCGGGCTGTCACCCTGCGCGGCTCATAGCCGCTGCCGTCAGGATTACGCTGCAGCCTGATGTTCTGCTGCTGCGTCCGGCGCAACTGTTGCGCCAGTTGCCGCAACATACGGTTGCGTGCGGCAGGCTCCAGATTCGCCAGCAGCGCCGTCAGCCAGTCATCAACCTTCTGCAGCTCATCCACGTTTCACCGTCCACATTTCTTCGGGTTCGTCCGGCTCCGGCACCGCTTCAACGCTCGATACGCTGCCGTCAGTGCTGACCAGCACACGCTCAGTCAGTTGCAGGTTCATGCTGATATCGCACACATCGTTTCGCAGAATATCCACTTCAAAGGTGAACAGTTTTTCGCGCAGATCCGGGTTGTTTATGGCGTCCGGCTGGCTGGTACTGAGCCACAGCAGGACTGGGGCCATCAGCAGATTCTGGTCGCCGCTGAAATCCTCGATCACCACGTTCAGGGTGTAGCGGTATTCCCATGACATGGAACTGGCTCCTGTTGCCACCAGTGATCCGTTATCAACGAAAAGGTGCAGCTTGTCCGGGTTGTCCCGGACATAGGCAACCGCTTTATTCAGGGCGCTGCGTAAGGACTGCGGTTTGTTCACTGTCTCGCTCCTGACACGCAATAATTGTGTCCACTTTGTCAGCACAGACCGCCCAGGCGGCCTCGGTTTCATCCAGCACCGCATTCAGATCGCCGTTACTGCGCGGCGCTGACCTTTCCAAGCGGCACTGCGTCACTCTGGGACAGCCACTCACGGTAAGCTGCACCTCCGGCGAGGGCCGGACGCTCCCGCAGCTGGATAATGTCAGCAGGCAAAGGAGTGTCAGCCCAGCGGCGCAAATCCTCGTTTTCACGTTTCAGTTCCTCGATCCGGCGCTGACGGCTTCGCAGCAGTGCGGTGGTCTGTTCCGCTGCCGCATAAAGCCGCGTCTGCTCCCGGCTGTTGGTTTCGGTCAGAATGGACAGGCCGATCAGCTGGCTGTTTTTCTTCGTCAGCTCCTGCGTTTTGCTTTTCAGCGCCGCGCCCTGCGTTTCGATGGTGTGGCTGGCATTGTTTAACCGCCACGACTGCCAGCCCAGCGCCGCAAGTGCCAGCGCCAGCACTACCGCCAGCGCACGCATCAGGCCGCCATCGGCTCATGAAGCTGCGCGCGAGCAATCTGGTACAAAACCAGCGTCAGCAGGTAAAACACCAGGGTGATCACCCATCCCGAAAACGCCAGGCACAGAACAATAAGCAGCCTGATAGCCCATGTACGCACGGGTTTTACGGGGTGCGCCCTGAATTTGATTAATGCCGCCCTGACCTCCTCGCGCGCCCGATCTCCGGCGAACCACCCGACAGCGCACAGCGCAGCAAGCAGCCAGGCGAGGAAGCATGACACCCAGACAGACGCACCAACCAGAATCGGCGCACCGCTGCGCGGATACAGCAGGCTGATTACCAACAGCGCAGCCCATGCCAGCTGGAAAAAAACGCTCATGACTTTCTTTTTCATTCCGTTATGCTCCTTTTAAGCACCAAGCCATTTCCCTCGCGCGGCGGTTGTCCAGCCCCTGATTAAACACACCTTTGACATATACCCAGCGCGGCAGCTGATGGCAGGCATCCGCCCAGCGCCGCTGGTTCAGCAACTTAACCAGCGTGGAGCTGCAGGCGTTGCCGGTGCCCACGTTGAAAGCAAACGACACCACTGCGTCATAGACCTTTTGCGGCATCGGCTGCACCACACATTTATCCAGTGCCCGCTCCACGCGCAGCACGTTGGTGATAAGTCCCTGCGCCGCCTGCCGTTCCGTGATGGTTTTTCCAGGCACCACACCGGACGTATTGCCGATCCCGTCAGTCCAGACGCCCGCGCTGCACTGATAAGGCTGCAGGCGGCATCCCTCGTAATCGGCGATCAGTTTCAGCCCCTCAACGGAGGTATGAAGCGACTGAAATCCGGGCAGCGTGGCGGCGATAGCCAGCACCGCCCCGACAAGGCAGCGCTTAACGATTGAAGGATTCATATTCCCCCCGCGAAATCTTGCCGCCACGTAACAATTTGAAAGACTGGTGTTTGTAGTACCAGTTGATAGCCAGCATCAGCACACCAATCAGTACGCCGCCAACCGTTGACGCATCCTTGAGCGACAGATCGCCCAGCCATGCCAGCAGCACGGCAATGCAGTAAGTGATAAAGGCGCTGATTCGTTCAAGCGTCATAATTCAGTCCCATAGCTGGACGGTCTGCGCCGTGGTTGACGCCGTAATGTCCGGCAGCTCCACCTGCAGCCCGTGCGGTAAAAATGGGCCGTACTCAGCCAGCCCCGGATTTGCCTGCAGAACCTGCTCAGTGACACCCTGCGTGCGCCCGTAATGACGCCAGCAAAGCGCGTCCACCGTGTCATACTGATGCGCACGCACTTTCATCAGATAAGCTCCACCGTACAGTGCGGTGCATCCTGCACCCGGCTGATGGCCCAGCGGGCATCACGCCACAGATCGCCGCTGGCCTCTGCCAGCTCCTCCCCTCGCTTAACGCCTGACGCCGTGGCGTCATAGTCCTGATAACGCTCATTGAGCACAGCGCGCGCCCAGCAAAAAACAGCGTTGTGGTAGTGCCGGATACGCTCGCTTTTGCCGTCCAGCATTTCTGCAGGAACGTCTGCAAGTGTCTGCCAACCCAGTATCTGCTGACGCTTGCGGAAGTCGTACAGCTCAGCGTTAACCTCCGAGATCGCCGTCAGCACGACCTGCTTTAAACGCGGCTGCGTCACCGTGCCGTCAGTTCGCATCACACTGCGAAATTCCGACAGATCCACATCAGGCCAGAACGGCGTATTTTTGATGACCTCCGCCTGTTCCGGTGCCTGTTCGGGCGCAACAAACTTCATGCGACTTTCTCCTGAATAAGTGGGCGGTGGACGGAATTTTGATGTGGCAGTGCCTTTCGCCACCCCGTGCCGCCCGTGCGCGGGGCACGTTCGTTAGCGGCTGTCATTGCGCAGTCTGCGCTCCAGCTGCTGCTTTTCTTTTTTCACACCGCAGCGGGGATCGAGCTGCAGCGCATGGGTAAGGTGATTCAGGGCAGATGCCGGGTTGCTTTCGCTCAGTACAGCGCCGATGGCTTTATGCAGACGCGCCCGCGACTGGTCCGGCATATCCAGATCGGTTGTCAGGTCCAGTGTCTGCAAAAGCAGATCGGCATCAAAATCGGCTGCGGCTAGCAGAGCGCCTTGCGCCGCGTCTGCCATTTCTTCTGCCAGCACGGTCTGCACGTTACGGTTGCCCAGCGGCATCACCCAGCCATGGCGCAGCGCATGACGCCCGATTTCCAGCGCACCGGCATAATCACCGGCATCGATACGCCACAGCATCACGTACATCAGCACGTCATCCTGCTGCGCACCTCCGGCAGCCAGCACGCCCTCCGCCCAGGCGGAATATTTCGGCAGCAGCTCCACCTTGATTTCCGCCTTTTTCACCGTGGACTGGACGCCCTTGAGGCGGCGGCGGTCTTCTGCCAGCTGCAGCAGCATCAGGTCATAGCCCGACGCATGGCGAACACTGCCGCCCTCACGGGCGGCCTGTTCGGCCTGAATGCGCAGGCGGTGCTGCCGTGCGGGACTCAGGCTCATGCGTTATTCCCCACCTTCCGGTGCGGCAGGCGCGCTGAAATCACCGATTTCGATGTTTTCTACCAGCGCCGCGCAGCGGTAGTCCTCGACCACATACGCCTCGTTGACGGATTCAAAGTTTTCAATCCGGTCACGTTTCGGGTTGTCGATAACAGAACGACGGCGGGTGTCTTCCTGCCAGTAGATGGACAGGTTATCCAGACGGGTGATCAGCAGGGCATTTGCCGGGAAGAAAGGCGCGCGCACAGCCTGCAGGCCGCCCATGCGTTTCTGGCTGATGATCAGATCGGCGGCGATTTTCTCGCTGTTGTCCTGCTCTTTGTTGACCAGCGGGAAATACTTGTCAGAAAGCAATTCACGACCACAGACAACAACCAGTTCGTCATCATCCTGATACTCCACATCGATCAGCTCGTTGACGGTATCCATCACCACCGCGTCAAGATTTACATACTTACCACCCGGACCTACTTTTACCGGTTCCGCAGTAGTGGTGCCGTCTTCTGTGGTTTTGCTGCCCATGACGTGATCCGGCGCGTCTTCGCGGATTTTCTGCAGCCAACCTTTATTGACGTCCTGCAGCAGCGGGTTTTCAGCACGATTGGAGGTTTTGGCGCGCTTCACGCCGTTAAAGCCAATCATGATGCGGTCCAGCGCCTGACGTTTGACGATAGCGTTGCGGATACGCACCTGGAAGTCCTGGAATTTCGCCCACAGGTCCAGTTTTGCGTAGGTCAGCACCGTATCAAAGTTGGTCTGCTCGCATTTGTATTCCACGTCTTCCATCAGCGTCGGATCGGTAGGCTCGCGCTCTTTGGTGGTGGTATCGGTGGTTCCGGCAATGGTGCTGCCAACGCCCAGCCCCAGCAACTGCCCTGACTGCTCAGTGACCGGCGTGATGTTAATCAGCGTCAGGAAAGCGGCGGACTGCTGGATCTGGTCTTCCAGCGTCTGCTGCACGGACGGCTCCACGGTAAACTTGCTGGACAGTTCTTCAACCTCCACACTGTTCAGGCGCGCCAACTGCTGCAGATAAGCGTTAAAGGCAAAGCGGGTTTTCTTTTTCATCGGGTTTTATGCTCCATCAGCAATTGGTCAGGGTGCCTGTCGGTGCGTCACCGCCCGGCGCGCGCTGGCGGTAGTCTTTACGGCTGTCTTCGCTGCTAAGCTTCTGCTCAAGCTCGGCAAAGGCGGCCAGCTGTTCTTGCAGGGAGGACTCCAGCTCAGAAAGGCGCTTGTCCTGTTCGGACAGGGATTTATCAGTGCGCTCGCTCAGGATCTGCTGCTCAGTAGCGACCAGCTCCACGGCTTTATGCACATCAGAAAATCTCGCATCGTCGGTCTGCTCTTTTTTGGTGAACAGCGCGGTGACGCGGGCAAAGAGGGACGGCTTTTCGTCCTGGACCTCTTCCAGTTCGATCAGCGTTTCGACAGCTTCCGAAAACAGGTTTTCGGGATTCTGCTTACGGTTCGCCAGCGGGTTATGCTCGGCGCTGGCGCTGAATGTCAGCATTTCAGTGCCCAGACTGGCGGGATCATCAGTGGCAGCCAGGCCGACCAGGTAGGCTTTGCCGGTGTCGGCAAACTTAGGGCTGACTTCCATAGATGTGAATAATTTCTGGCCTTTTTTCACCAGTTCCACCAAGGACTCCGTTGGCTCAACGTCGGCATACAGCGCCATCTTGCCTGCCAGTGGACCTTCCGTGATTTCTTCAGCAAACAGCGCCGTCACCTTGCCGTAGCGGTTAAAGGTGCTGTCCGGCAGATAAGACTTGATGTGCTCAAGGTTAATCAGCGCGGTATACACCGCCGGGTTGTAGCTGGCTGCCATCTGTTCCAGCCATTCACGCTGGATTTCGCGCCCGTCGGTGGTGGCACCCTCCACACCGATGCGGAAACGCTTTGCTTTCACTGTCATGAGCCGTGCTCCGTTAGAAAAAACTTACTGGAGCCTTATGTTTGCGGTGATGGGGGGCGTGAAACAACGCGCGTCGCTTGTACGGTAGACCACACAAACCCCAGCCGGGGAAAGCCGTCAGGCAAGGCCGTATGTTTGGGCCATGAACACGACACTGACCCCCGCAGATCTCGATCCCCGTCGGCAGGCCATGCTGCTGTACTTTCAGGGATACCGCGTCGCCCGCATTGCTGAAATGCTGGGCGAGAAAGTTGCAACCGTTCACAGCTGGAAGAAACGCGACAAGTGGGGTGACTATGGGCCGCTGGATCAGATGCAGCTCACCACCGCCGCGCGTTACTGCCAGCTCATCATGAAGGAGCAGAAAGAAGGGAAAGACTTCAAGGAAATTGATCTGCTGGCGCGCCAGTCAGAGCGCCACGCCCGGATCGGTAAATTTAACGACGGCGGCAACGAGGCTGATTTAAACCCGAAAGTAGCCAACCGTAACAAAGGTCCGCGCAGGCAGCCGGAAAAGAATGTTTTCACTGATGAACAGATCGAAAAGCTGGAAGAAGTCTTCCACGCTTCTATGTTCGACTATCAGCGTCACTGGTTTGAAGCCGGGAAAACAAACCGCATCCGCAACCTGCTCAAGTCGCGCCAGATTGGCGCCACGTTTTATTTTGCCCGTGAAGCATTGATTGACGCCCTGCTGACCGGACGTAACCAGATTTTCCTTTCTGCCAGTAAGGCACAGGCGCACGTCTTTAAGCAGTACATCATCGACTTTGCAAAAGAAGTTGAGGTGGAGCTGAAAGGCGATCCTATGGTGTTACCCAATGGCGCAGCATTGTACTTTCTCGGCACCAACGCCCGTACGGCGCAGAGCTACCACGGCAACCTGTACCTTGATGAATATTTCTGGATACCGAAATTCCAGGAGCTGCGCAAAGTTGCCTCCGGTATGGCCATTCACAAGAAATGGCGACAAACCTACTTTTCCACGCCGTCCAGCCTGACCCACAGTGCCTATCCGTTCTGGTCCGGCGCGCTGTTTAACCGTGGGCGCAGCAAAGCCGACAAGGTGGACATCGACCTGTCCCACAGCAATCTGGCCCCCGGCCTGCTGTGCGCAGACGGGCAATACCGCCAGATAGTCACCGTGGAAGATGCGGTGCGCGGCGGCTGTAACCTGTTCGACCTTGACCAGTTGCGCATGGAGTACAGCCCGGACGAATACCAGAACCTGCTGATGTGCGAGTTTGTGGACGATCTCGCGTCCGTGTTTCCGCTCAGCGAGCTGCAGGCGTGCATGGTGGACAGCTGGGAAGTCTGGACCGACTTTCATGCTCTGGCCCTGCGCCCGTTTGGCTGGCGCGAAGTGTGGATCGGTTATGACCCAGCAAAAGGTACGCAGAACGGCGACAGCGCCGGATGCGTGGTTATGGCACCACCCACTGTACCTGGCGGAAAGTTCCGCATTCTTGAGCGGCACCAGTGGCGCGGGATGGACTTCCGCGCCCAGGCTGATGCCATCAAAAAGCTGACGCAGCAGTACAACGTGACTTATATCGGCATCGACTCGACCGGCGTCGGTCACGGTGTTTATGAGAACGTAAAAGCGTTCTTTCCTGCCGTGCGGGAGTTTGTCTACAACCCCAACGTCAAAAATGCCCTGGTGCTCAAGGCATACGACATTATCAGTCACCGCCGTCTGGAGTTTGACGCCGGACACACCGACATTGCGCAGTCCTTTATGGCTATCCGCCGGGCCACCACCGCCAGCGGCAACCGCCCTACCTACGAAGCCAGCCGCAGCGAAGAAGCCAGTCACGCAGATTTGGCCTGGGCAACGATGCACGCACTGTTTAACGAACCGCTGCAGGGCGAAGCCGCCAATACCAGCAATATTGTGGAGATTTTTTGATGAGTGAACCCGAAGCCTTAACCAGCTCAACGCCAACAGAAGCTACAGCGCCTAAAAACGCAGGCGTAACTGCCGAGGCTTTCAGCTTTGGTGACCCGATCCCGGTGCTGGACCGCCGCGAGCTGCTGGACTATGTGGAGTGCGTACAGATGGACAGATGGTATGAGCCGCCAGTAAGCTTTGACGGGCTGGCGCGAACCTACCGCGCCGCTGTGCATCACAGCTCACCGATAGCGGTTAAACGTGACATTCTCAGCAGTACGTACATCCCGCACCGCCTGCTCAGCCAGCAGGCTTTTGCCCGTTTCGTCCAGGATTATCTGGTGTTCGGTAACGCCTATCTGGAAAAGCGCACCAACCGGCTCGGCGGCGTTCTCTCACTGGAGCCAGCACTGGCGAAGTACACACGCCGTGGCGTGGACCTCGACATCTACTGGTTTGTGCAGTACGGCCTGACCACGCAGCCCTATGAATTTACACAGGGCAACATTTTTCACCTTATGGAGCCGGATATTAACCAGGAGATTTACGGGCTGCCCGGCTATCTCTCCGCCATTCCGTCAACCTTGCTCAACGAGTCCGCCACGCTGTTCCGCCGGAAGTATTACATCAACGGCAGCCACGCGGGTTTCATCATGTACATGACCGACGCAGCACAGAACCAGGAGGATGTGAACAATATCCGCCAGGCAATGAAAAGCGCCAAAGGACCGGGTAACTTCCGCAACCTGTTTATGTATTCACCCAACGGTAAAAAAGACGGCATCCAGATCATCCCGTTATCGGAGGTTGCTGCAAAGGATGAGTTTCTGAACATCAAGAACGTCAGCCGCGATGACATGATGGCAGCGCATCGCGTACCGCCGCAGATGATGGGTATTATTCCCAACAATACCGGCGGCTTTGGTGATGTGGAAAAGGCCAGCCGTGTCTTTGTTCGCAACGAGCTGATGCCGCTGCAGAAGCGACTGCAGGAGCTTAACGACTGGCTTGGCGAAGAAGTGATCCGCTTCGAAGCCTACACATTAGATGTTCAGGAGTAACAAAAGAAAAAGGCGCTCATATTGAGCGCCTCTGCATTTCAGACAAAGGATCAGCAGACGGCATATACACCATCAAATCCAACAGAAGGCACCTTCTTTGATGCTACTTCATTGCTACGACGTTGGATCACCTTTGCAATACTTTTTAAAATTGAAGGGGATGCGTTGCGAACCTTTACCTGGCTCAAAACTTTGGTTACGCCGAATTTCACAACCAAAACACCAAAGATTTCATCAGAGTATGATTCTGAAATTGAATAAACGCCGCTCAAATCCAAATCAACAAAGTTCCCCTCATTGATGAGAACTTCAATCTTGTGCCGTTGGGGGATAGCCTGATTGCGCGAAGCCAGGTCACCCTCGGGCAACTTGTATGCAATTTTATTCATTACTCTCCTCCTAACGCCCGCATGATTTCCATAAGTTGAGGGTCATTTTCTTCGTTATCGTAATCTTTATCGATCGCCAGTTCATGAATCTTAAAACGGCATGAAATCGCCACACCTGACCACTCTTTATGCAATTCAGTGTAGCTCAATTGATCACCAACTGCCTCTAAGCATACATTTCCTGTAGCCAGTTGCAATTCCCCGTTGTAAGTTTTTACCAATTCCATCAAGTGATATAGACCAAGCCCTTGATGATTATTGTCTTTTTCTTTAACTGCTACCGGAACACTTGCACCAAAGACGCTTCCACCCATATTGTCATACGGCAATTGCTGTGCCCAATCATCTATCAGATCAGCATGTTTAGATGAGTTACCTTCTTGTATACACCATGCTATGGCATCACGATGATTGTCAATTCCTTTGATGCCTGCGCGCCTTAACTCTCTAAAAAACCCCATGCCACAGTCTGCAAGAGCAAACTCAAGATAATGCTCTTTTCCACCGGTTCTTGGTACTGCCCATTTTTGCGCAAAAGAAAAACCGGTATCCCTACCATGCGACCAGACGTTGTCGTGTAACTCACCAACCACACGTGTGAGATCGTTTATCCCTTGAGGATAAACCTTCCGCTCAGGGAATGTTAATTGCCTAATACAGCTATTTATACTTGAAGTAGCAGAATCGACTGCTTCAACATTCTTCAGAGCTGTCACAAGGCTGTAGTTGGTTCCGACATTAACTCTTTTTTGATCATAACGGTCTTCCCCCCAAACAGCTTTGTGCAGACCAATGGCATTCATGTAACCTGCGCCAGGTAAGTTGCAAGCATCTTCTGACAGCTTATTGTGATTTATATAAGCAGCCAAGACAGCAATATAGCCAGGGTGACAATGGTCATTCGGTAAAAGCAATTTCCCCTCACCACGATCATGAAATATAGCAATGCGGTGAATACCATCTTTTAGACCAAATCCCATTGACCAATCTCCACGAAAAATTTCCCCTATAATATCGCCTGGGAAAACTGAGCGCAAAGTAAAGCACTCAACCAAGCTTGCGCGCGCTCGTATCCCCGCCACGCCTGCCCGCTTTGTGTAGTGGTTTTCATGCACCTGCATAACATAAGCAAAAGCCCGCCAGTTCTGGCGGGCCTCAGCAAAAACGATCCTCAAACGATCATGCGATTTCATGCGGCATAGACATGCACAACAGCACTAACGCCTCGCATGGCTCGTTGTTCAACCTTGCGGACGGTAAAAACCAGTTTTATCGTCCGCAACGTTCGCTAATGTAACCAGCTGTCGTCCTCCCAGACCTGCTGCATAATCTCCATCACTCGCTTTTTGTCTTCATCCAGTTTTAACCCACTCAGCTCGACGCCGTTGGCGCTGCCCTTGCGGATACGAATTGCTGTTTTTGGGTACAGAGGGCGCAAATTACGGTAAAGCTCGGTTTCAAGGGCGTCCAGTGTGGACTGGCTAATCTTCTGCTCTTTATCGATCATTATTTCAATGCGCATACAGATTCCCTTTAACTGGTTACGTCCATAGACCTGCTGTATTCATGGCTGCGAATTTTTGCCATCAGCTCGTCTGTCAGTTCGGATACCCACTGGATAGCCAGCCGCTTCTCTTCGTCGCTGCACTCACTAGCCGCCACAAGCTTGATAAAAAAATCAATGCGCTGGAGCTTCAACGACTCCAAAAGATAGTCCTGCATCTTCCCTCCTTTCACTGCTACGGAACACAATGCTGTATATATAACCACTGTTTATAATTACAGTATATTAGGAAGCTAGAAATGTAAAACTCTTTTTATCTGTCAATTAGATAGCCCTGACGCCGATCAATAACAGCATAAATTATTAACCTGCGTCAGCCGTACCACAGCCGCCATCTATCATCTTCCTGCAGCCGCTGGTTACGGTAAAAAATACGTAATCCAGCCCCGGATGGAATACTGCCGCCACGCAGAAGCAAATCAATCTCCGATGCACTACCTTCAAACCCTCTGGCAGTCAGTTCTGCCTTAAGCTGCAGGCGCTGCTGCTCCGAAATATTCTGTTTGTATACTGTTTTCCGCTTCGGTTTTACCAGTCTCAACCTGGCGGTAAGCTCCCGCCGTTCCTTCTGGCCCATGTTGTGGAGATATTCCTGCAGCTCCTTCTCATCCATGGTTTTAATATCGGGTAAATCACCTCCTGATTTGTTCAGATTTTCAACAGGGGGACAGTTATTGCCACGAGTCCAAGGGGCGCAAGCGCCCTGGTCGGCTGTCGCCTCCTGAACGTCAACGGCCTTACGAACCTTTTTCCACTTCATCGCGTGCGTGCAAATCTTGCCCTCTATAATCGGGGACCAGATGCCATAGATACGGATACCGTGATCGCCGTAGGCGCTCGGTTCGTCGTTAAGCTCATAAGCCGTGCGGACAAGGTGATGTTTGCGGGGAACCAGTACACCGCCCTGCTTCATGATGTAAGTGGCAAAGCAACCCGCATCTGCAGCTGCCAGTACCGCATCCAGACGCGGATTATCCAGTACCGGTGCACCCGCTTTGCGTTCGCCCTGCACTCTCGCCGCCTGACCAGCCAGCAAGCGCAGCTCACGGTATGCCTGACGCCCCGGAATACCAAAGAAACGGAATTGCTGGACACGGTGCAGTGACGCCCAGGCACAGACATGCTCGGCGCTGTCACGCAATGATCTGCCGGTTTCTTTGCTGATTTCTTTAGCCAGCCCGCGCCCGTCGATGTTCTTACTGATGTATTTGGCGATGTAGCTGGTCGGTGTACCCTTGCGCGGGTTGATTAGCTCGGACTTGAAGCGCGGGCCGGTATTGGTGCCCAGTTCCTCGCGGTCTTCACGGATGGCGAACTTACGCAGCAGCGCGGTGATGGAACGACGGTCTTTTTTGCGCATAAAGCACAGAAGATGCCAGTGCACGGTGCCGTCATGATGCGGCTCTGCCACGCGGACGCCGTACCAGCGCAATCCGGCCTTGTGCATGGCCTTGCGGAAAGCGGCGAACGTATCAACCAGATAATCGCTGCTCTGCCGGACAGTGGCACTGGTCCACTTCGGATTAGGTCTGCCGTTGTTGAGGGTTGCGTGGAAGCGTGACGGGCAGGTGATGGTATAGAACACCGCGCAGTCTCCGCGCATTTCCGCTATCAGTTCCAGCCCCTTAACACAGGCCATCATTTCATTACGGCGGTGTGCCGGGTTGCTGTTGCTGGCGTTCACCACATCTTCCATGTCCAGCGTGTCGCCGTCTTCGTTGACTAGCTCATGCGAGCGGAAGAACTCCAGCGATTTGCGGCGCTGCTCGCGTTTGTGGATCACGGCTTCATAGCTGACATACGGGGACGCTTTCTTGTTAACCAGGCAGACGGCGCGCAGCTGTTCCTCCCGCCACTCGCAGCGCATCTGCCACAGTTTTCGATACCACCAGTCCGCGCACAGCATACGCGCCAGCGATGGTGGGATCAGTTCATAAGGCACCGGCTTGCGGCGGTACTTTTTGCGGCGTAGCTTCTCAAACGCTGGCGGGATGACCTCAAGGCGCATGGCTTCTGCAGCAACCCTTTCCCATGCCTGGCGGATTTCTTCTGGTTTTACATCATCGCTGACGAACAGATCACCGCAGGACGCATCGAGACACATGCTCATATGTGCCGCAACCAGCGTGGACAAACGTTTGACCTGATCCTGACTCATTTCAGGCAGTACCAGTAGCCCCTCCAGCCCGTCCTGGCTCGCCATGAACCGGAAAGACGCAGACACCTGGCTGTCACGCACGCGCTCCAGCCGCTCAAGACACGGTCTGATTGTTTCGCGCAGATAGCGGGAATAAGCTTTAGCCCTGCCCAGGCTATGGAAGTATTTAATCCGCTCCAGCAGAGGCTTGCTGATATGGGCAGGCATGGCGCTTACATCGGCAATAATCACCAAATCGGGATTAACGCGCTGCTGTTCGCGGGCCATTTTTGCATGGCTAATCAGCCGATCCTGCTCTATTTCACGCTGGACAGGATCGCGGGATTCATTGAAGAAATAACGTTCCCAAACCTTATCACTCAGCGCCTCACGCCGCAGATGCTCCAGCTCGTTATCCGCAGCGTACAGAGTGATGAGGTTTGAAAGCGCAGACTCCGGCGCAACTTCCGCCGGGTCCAGATACGGGTTAACCGCTTTTTTTGGGGCATTCCATGGAAAAGCCACGGCGGCCTCATTCGAGTCGCCGGTGGTTTGGGCATGATGTAATGTGAATTTACTCACTGCCACGCCCGCACCTCAGCTTCCACCGAGATATCAGGACCAGACGCCAAATCAACACCAAACCAGCATGCTGATTTTGTGGCGATGATTTCTACTGCAGTTTTACTATCACCGGCAGCCACGCCCATGCTGCGCTTAGCGGTTATACGGTGATGGGTGAAATTACGATAAAGGGAGCGAGTCAGGGATGTGTCGCTGTTGGACACGATAACCGGATGACCTTCTGATGACCGGCGCTCAAGAATAGACGCCAGATGATACTGGTCATCCTCTGTAAAACCAGCGCTGTGATAACCGGTAAACGTTCCGTCATATGGCGGATCACAATAAACCACATCCCCCGTCTGCAGCAGTGCCAGCGTCTCGTCATAGCTGGCGCAGATAAACGTTGCGCGTTTTGCTTTCTCGGCAAAATCGCGTATTTCATTTTCAGGGAAGTACGGCTTTTTATAATGTCCGTATGGATTATTATATTCACCCTTCTGGTTATAGCGGCAAAGGCCACGATAGCCATGGCGATTTAAATATAGAAAATATGCTGCTTTTTCTACTTCATTAAAAATAGAGTAATTAAAATGCTGGCGAACACGGTAATACTGAACATCCGAATTAAAATCTTTAAATAACTCCTTCGCTATCTGAATGACAGCCTCATGGTCTTTCTGAATCATCAGATAAAGATTAATCAAATCAGGATTAATATCCGCGACAAGATAATGAGGATAGTCTGTCGCCATCATCACAGCACAGGAACCCGCGAAAGGTTCAACCAGCCGCGATCCAGCAGGAAGGTGCTTAATCAATTCCGGCATGATAGCGGTTTTATTTCCCGCCCATTTCAGGATAGTGGTCATATAGCTCCCCCTGAAATGACATAGGAGAGAGCCTCAAGCGGCGTTAATGAGCGAATAGAAAGAATTACCCATTGCCCTTCCACTGCCACAACTTCATTAATCGGCAAAGTGTGGGTAATAACAGCGGCCAATTCCCGACCAGTATATGAACCGTGTTTCCATTCGCAGAGAGAAAGGACATCACCTACTTTGTAGCCGCGATCATCTTTGCGAAGCTCTGCCTTTTTGCTGCCAGCGACTACGGCATTAAAATACTTAGGTGCAATTTTTATCTGATGGATGCGCATAGTCATACTGCACCTCCGTTATAGTGTTTGCCTTTCAGCTCTGCGATTTCCTGACAAGTGACACAGCACTGCACGCCTGGAATGGCGCGACGGCGTGCTGGCGGGATCGGTGCATCACAATCAATGCAAAGCACACGGGAAACGCCCGGCGTTCTATTGCGGGCGGTGTGGATGTGGCGCTGACGTTCTTCTTCAACGCGCTGCTGTACAAGGTCCATTGAATCAGCCATCAGTGGATCTCCTGCACTTCGTTCTGAATGTTTTCAGCCGCAATACGCAGCAGCTCCGCCGCTTCAACGTGGTTAAGCTGACGTGACGTGATATGGCAAGCCAGGCTATCAAGACGGGCTGCCATTGCCGCGGCACGTGCACGGCGTTCTTCCATGCGTGCATCAGTCAGCATCTGGTTAAGGCCAGCATCATCTGGTCCTGTTTTGGTGATTCGGGTTTCAATATTTCGCATTGTTGTTTCTCCTGAATTTGGGCAATAAGAAGCCCGACGGGTTTACGCCTTTAATTTCGGTTGTTGGTTAATTCGGCATGGCTAGCCGATTTGGAAATAAACTCACCACTGTACGGAAATGGTTCATTGCTTTAATCAGCTCCCGCTTTTCGTCAGTCGTCAGCTCACTAACATTGACGCTATGACGTTCCGCCGGAATCTTTGCCATAAAGAATATTGCGGCTAGTGCGCGTTTATTCTGCTCATGGTTAATATCCCGTTGGCCCCGCATATCGCTAATAAAGCGCTCCAGTTCTGAATCAATATTTAAGCCAAACACTTTCGCCCTTAATTCCGCGATGTGGTTTAACCCATTAAGACGGAGGCCAGCGCTTAGCGGAACAGTCGCAGCATCGCCTTCAATAGCCATGGTTTCCCCTGCTTTTTAGTGGACAGCTCAGCCAGCAACGCATCCTGAGAGCGGCACGGATGCCAGCGCTTGCCATCCTTCCCCATAATCCAGCCATGACCGCAGTGCATTGCAGAACTTTGCTTAACGAGCAGTGATGCAAAAGAGGGTTCTTTAGTCAGCATAAACACCTCACAGCAAGCCAAATGACGCGCCGAGGCCCGTTACAGTATCAACAGCACTAGCCATAGCCGGACTAGACTGCAGGCGAGCCTGCATAGATACGGCGGTTAATGCCATCAGGCGGGTAACGGAGTTGATACTGTCGATAATCTGGCGGCGGCCTGCAGTCGTCTGATGCTCATCGGAAACAGCACCGGCAGCAACGCGCCCGATCTCAGCAGTCGCTTTCAGGACGTACTGCGGCATTTTCTCCTTTGCCAATTCGTTCAGCGGTACGCATGGCAGGCAATGAATCTGTGCAAGGAAACCATCTACCAGCGTGGAATCCTCAGTGATATCAGTCAGCAGCCAGATTTCCGGCGCAGTAAGCTGATGCGGTTGGTCCGGGTTCAGCTTGTTGCGCAGAGTCTGGACGTTCATTTCGGCGCTGGCTGCCAGCTTCACCATGTTGTGGCGCAGCGCGAAAGCGCGGCAGGCTTCGTCAAAGTGCGGATGTTTGGAAATCTTATAATCAAACATGTCCCCCCCTTAGAAAGTTCTCATAATTGAACTTACTAACCGACAACTACGTTGTAGTTAAAGGCTGATTGGTCCATGTTTTTACGCGCTTGCTCCTTTTTGTACTTAAGGTAAAGGATGAATACACGACCTTTGTTTTTTTCTTTCTTTTCAATGTAGTTAGCCAATTTACCGTTATGAATCATCTGATAAACCGAACCACGGGAATAGCCTTCCCATTCAGCAAATTCTGCTGGCGTGGCTATCACTTTTGGTACACGAATTGAAATCTCAGTGCTCATAGTGCAGTATCTCTTAGTTTAGTTTCGTTTTATCTCGTTTTATATGGTTGAGGTTTGTTTTTCAAACCTTGTATGAATATTAAGATCGCATTTTCTATACGTCAAGGGTTTTGCTTATGAGATCAATAAAGGTTGGTAATGACAGTGGAGGTCGTGACGCAATAAACAGGCTGATTAAGGCTTACAATTTTAGCTCCAGGCAACAACTGTGCGACCATCTATCCGTATCTAAAAGCACAATGGCAAACAGATACTTACGCGATAGCTTCCCTGCTGAGTGGGTAATACAGTGCGCCCTCGAAACAGGCGTTTCTTTGCTTTGGCTTACAACCGGGCAAGGGGATAAAAATGATGGCAATGGGCAAGAAGGAAGTTTTGATTTTGTGAACAAAGCCCACATCAAACCGTTATCAGAGGTGGTAGCTCCTGAGATTGATAAAGCTACGCTAGACGGGGGCGCGTTGGTAGACCACGGGAAAGTCATATTGGATAACAGCCTGATACCGCACAACATGACGAACCCAATACTTATCCATACAGATGATGGCTCTTACCTCGTGGACCGAAGCGGTACACCTCCCGTAAATGGTGTATGGCTAGTTGATATTGATGGAATAAAAACTATTGCAAAACTCTCGCGGATACCCGGCAACCGCTTAGTCGTTCAGCAAGGTGACTCATCTTTTGAATGCTCTTTGGACGATATTGAAATTGTGGGACGCGCTATCAAATCAATTAAGAGTGTTTAAATATGACCATCAGGAAGCAGCCAAACGGGAAATGGTTGTGCGAGTGCTACCCTAGCGGGCGCGATGGTAAACGCGTGCGCAAGCAATTCGCGACAAAAGGCGAGGCCATAGCATTCGAAAACTTCAAAATGGATGAGGTGAACAAAAAGCCCTGGTTAGGTGAAAAGGATGATAGGAGGCAATTGTCAGAAGTGATTAAGCAGTGGCATTCACTTTACGGACAGACTCTTGCGGACCCTAAGCGCCTGATGGCGAAACTCAGCATTATTTGTAATGGCCTGGGTGATCCTATTGCCTCGGAGCTAACTGCTGGAGACTTTACTAAATACCGTGAAGCGCGGCTAAAAGGCGAGGTCAAAAATGAAGATGGCGTGCTTATGTCACCAGTTAAGCCCCGCACGGTAAACCTTGAACAACGCAACCTATCATCAGTTTTTGGCACGCTGAAAAAGCTGGGACACTGGTCAGCACCCAACCCGCTCGCCGGGCTGCCAACATTCAAGATCGCAGAAGGTGAGCTGGCGTTCCTGGCGCCGGAAGAAATTAAACGCCTGCTGGATGCCTGCGCCGATTCTCAAAGCCACAGCCTGCTGATGATTGCAAAAATTTGCCTGGCTACCGGCGCTCGCTGGAGTGAAGCCGAAAACCTGCAGGGTCATCAGATATCAAAATACCGAATCACCTACACTAAAACTAAGGGCAAGAAAAACCGAACCGTGCCGATATCAAAAGACCTGTATGACGAGCTTCCTAAAAATCGAGGGAAGTTATTCACTCCATGCAGAAAAGCCTTTGAGCGCGCGGTAAAACGGGCTGGTATCGATTTACCAGAGGGCCAATGCACCCACGTGCTACGGCATACATTCGCCAGCCATTTTATGATGAACGGAGGAAACATCCTTGTGCTTCGCGATATCCTAGGCCATGCAGATATAAAAATGACGATGATATATGCCCATTTTGCACCAGATCATCTTGAGGATGCGGTGACAAAGAACCCACTCCATTCATTAAACTATTCGTAAGGATAAAAAATGGGAAGCGAGAGTTTATCTGACGGTTTAAATAAAATATTTTCACTTACAGTCAAAGAAAAAAGATTAAATTTACCATTTACGGTAGAGTCCGACATAATTAGTGATTTCAAGAATAAATGTCAAATCTACTTCAATATTATAAATGACTATGCTGAAAACAATGACAATGAATTATCCAAGAGAATTGGTCGACGTTTAGAAAAAATAAGTGAGATATATTTTGGCATAGTACTTTCCTTGGAAAAATTTTTATCTGGTGACATAAAATCAGCGTATGATATTTTTGATAGTACATTTTCTGACAATGCAACATTTCGTTACATTCACCACATATCCACGCCACTTAATAAGATATGCAACGAATCCAAGCCTCTTTTTCGCGTCAGAAAATCCGACTCATCTATTAAAGATAGAAAAGAGATGTTTCATATTCCTTTCTCTATGCGGCATCTAGTCAATGCGCAAAGATACTCTGTTGCAGGCTTACCCTGCTTATATCTTGGTTCTTCCTTGTATGTATGCTGGCTGGAAATGGATAAGCCAGATTTTGATAAATTATATATATCCTCTTACTCATCAAATGAAAAAGATTCTAAAATATTAGACTTCACTTCCGAAATTCTATACTCGCGATTTTATGGCATAGCTAATGACGATAAAATGCCATATCTTACAAAAATGTCATACATTTGTTTGATGCCTTTAATTTATGCTTGTAACTTTAGAAAAAAAAACAGCAGCACATCGTTTGCTCAGGAATACATCATCCCTAATTTATTAATGCAATGGATCAGCCGCCGAGGAAATTCTAACATTGTTGGTATCGCTTACAGATCAACTAAAATGGTTAAAACTAATGATGGAGACAAGTCAATCAACGTTGTACTCCCGCCAAAAGTTACTTACCAACAAACAATCTCAAAGGATTTTTGTCCTAAATTAATTAAAATGTTTAAGCTAACTCCTCCAGTATCTTGGCAAGTACTAAAAACACTAGAATACACATGCGAGCCGGATGAGGGAGACAAAGTAAAGTCAGCTTCAAGGTTTTTGAGACGCACTGAGCGCCTGTCAGGAATCAAGAATTTTGACGATAGTATTGTTCACCTCTATCCCCTCACCGACTTCTACAAACTCGAGAAGTGTATGGATAACTTGCTTGAGTATGATGCCATCGAGGATAAGTAATAATGGCGGCATTTTGGCGGCAAGGACTTAAAATCACATAAAACCCGACAAACACAAAAAACAATAAAGTGATGATTTTAAAAGTAAATACATGTTTTTATTAGTATAAAAATGGTATGTAGGAATTTCGGACGCGGGTTCAACTCCCGCCAGCCCACCAAATATTGATTCATGATGCATCATGAACCTTAAAAAAACCTGTAACTTCAACGAGTTGCAGGCTTTTTTTGTTGCATGTGTGGTCATGATATCTGTATGAATCTTGAGCATTATGTGTCTTGTTTTGCACCGCGTTGCCAGAACGCTAAAAAAACAAGGTGCAAAAACATACCTAAGATATTGAAATCCCTAACCAATACCGAGATCGCTGCCGCCAAGCCGCAGAAGACCGAGTATATGCTGCGCAATGGCGACGGACTGGCGTTGTTGATTAAGCCATCCGGCAGAAAGATCTGGTACTTCGAATACACTCCCCCGGCGTTGAAAAAACGGACCAAAATCAGCATTGCCCCCTACCCGGTAGTCACCCTCGCCATGGCGCGTGATTTCAGGTTGCAATACCGGCGTCTACTCGTGCAGGGCATCGACCCACAGACCCATCTGGAGCAGGTTGCAGAGGAGCAACGACTCCAGAATGAATGCACGCTGGAAAAAGTTGCGGAACAGTGGCTCAAAGAGAAAAAACGGACCAGCGATCTTAGCGAAGATCACGCCAAAGATGTCTGGCGCTCGCTGGAGATGCACGTCTTCCCCTCTCTGGGCAGTACGCCCGTCACCGAGATCCGCCCGAAGATGCTCAAGGAATACCTCACCCCGCTGGAAGAACAGGGTATCCTCGAAACGCTGCGGCGAGTTATCTCACGGCTTAATGAAATCTTCCGCTTCGCCATCTCCGAAGAGCTCATCGAGTTCAATCCGGCTGACAACCTGGTCGCCCGCTTTAAGAAACCGAAGAAGCAAAATATGCCCGCCCTTCACCCCAGTGAACTGGGCAGACTAATGCTGGCACTACAGAACGCCTCTATCCGCAAGGAAACCCGCTGCCTTATCGAATGGGAGCTACTGACCTGGGTTCGCCCCGGCGAAGCCGTCAGCGCCCGCTGGTGCGACATCGATATGAAAAAGGCGGAATGGCGCATCCCCGATACCTTTATGAAGATGAACCGTTCGCACACGGTGCCACTCAGCAAACAGGCGCTGCGCGTTCTTCAGGTTATGGAACCCGTCAGCCGCCATCGCCCTTGGGTCTTCCCCAGCATACGCAAACCGCTGGAGCACATGCACCAGCAGACCGCGAACGCCGCGCTTATCCGTATGGGGTTCGGCGGTGAGCTGGTCGCCCACGGTATGCGCAGCATCGCCAGAACGGCGGGCGCAGGTCATTTCCCCCGTGAAGTCCTGGAGTCTGCGCTGGCACACCAGAAAGAAGACGAGATCGAAGCGGCCTACAACCGCAGTGACTATCTGGAACAAAGGCGACCGCTGATGCAGTGGTGGGGAAACTACGTTGATGCCGCCAGACGGCAGGCATTGCTCAGTGAAGAAGAACCGCTGCGGATTGTGGAAGGAGAGTAATGTGACCAGTCCCATTCGTCAGAATCTGTTTGAACGGGAATGTGATATGCCGCTGATGGAAGCGCGGCATCTAGCTCTTCGGCTTCTCGGCCTCGATGCTTCCCAACCGGCAAACGCCCTGCCGGAAGAATATCAGGAAAATTACCGTATCCTGCACGACGCCATCAGCCGCACCATAAAAACCACAGGCATGCTCAGCGCCCCGGCGAATAAACGCATGTTCTATGCCGATGAGATGTTTGCACTGGCCTGGCGGCTTATTGATGACGAACTCACGCCGCCAGAAATTAAGGCCCGGAGCCTGAAGGCGGTGATGAAACTGTCCCGCAACAGCCGTGGCCGCAAGTGGCTGAAGACGCTCGGTGACGACGCGCTACAGGATCTCACGGCTTCAGCACAACCTTCCCAGCGTGGGATGCATAAACGCGACAAGGCACGGGAGAATACTGCCCGACTCTGCTGACTGCTGGTTCAACTCCTGGTTGAGGAGACTGACGGGCGTTATGGGACGCCTGATAAACCGGCTTCGGATCGGATACTTCGGAAACTGAAGGCGCTGGCGCAGGAGCGGGAATTGCCGTCAGACGGGCTTGGGCGAGGGAAGGAAACTTAGATAGTTTCTACATGTACCAAACGTGTAGGCTCTATGGTTGGCTCAGCCACAGATGCAAACATGGTATTCATCTGTTTAGGTGGCAAAAATCGATCACACATAGCACTGCTCACTGCTTGAATAGCTCATAAATGATGTAGGAAGCGGAGCAATGTCAAATTTTCAAATGGTTAACGATGATAATTTAAATTAAGCTTTATTTTTAAGCGGTTACCAGGAGTTTCTTGGCCAAGGTGGCGTAGTCTGTTCCTCTTTGGCCGATTTTGTTTATCAAAATGGGAGAAGTTGTGAACACGAAACTCGATTTTGACGCTACTAAACTCTTTGAGGCCCTGAAATACCAGATCCATGTAGCGATCGATTACTGCCACACCCTGGAAAAACATGATGTACTGTGGATAGAGGTATTTGGCGATGTTACTGTCGCAGGGCGAGATCAGGTAGAGGTTAAGAATTACATAGAAGATTTGACCGACGGTCATGAAAATTTTTGGAACACACTCAGCAACTGGTTGAAGCCTGAATTTGCCTATCAGCACTACACTAATCTAATCCTCCTGACGACTCAGGCATTTGGAGAGCGTGCGTCTTTGAAAAATTGGGATAATATGAATGTTATCGAACGTTTGGCTACACTAGAAGCTATCCATAAAAGTGCTGAAACACGCTTTGAAAACTCAAATCAAACCAATAATAATGAAAGAAAGTTAAGCGCCGAATCTCCTATTAAACCTCAAACTGTTAAGCCACCCAAAATTTTAAAACTTCAGCGCAAAATTCTTGCAATGGAGAATCGAGAATCATTACTGGAAGTTTTATCAAAGATCAAAATCATTACTGAACAACCTGATCTGTTTGGACTGATTGAACGATATAAAATGCGATATCTTAAAGGTATTCTACCACACCGAATGGATTCATTTCTGGACGATCTTTTCGGATTTATGACTGATGCTCTAAAAATTAAAAAATGTTGGCAATTCAGTGTTGGTGAGTTTGATAAAAAATTCGCCGAACTCACAGCAAGATATTTAGTAGGCACGCTAAAATTTCCTCGTATTGATAGCGAAAAAATCGAAAATGAAGCGGCACATATGAATGTGAGAGATCGTCGTTTTGCAATGAAGCTTGATGAAATTGGCGGAGGCAAGGACTTAATTTTACAAGCTACCATCGATTTAATCCATGCACAGCACTATATTGCCGAGGTAATTAAAGATTACACTACTTCCCAACAAGATATTGAGAATTATAGTCGAAACCAGTTACGTATACATTGCTCCAGTAGATTAAGTGCCATGTATAAATGCGCCCCTGAATTTCAGAAAGAACAATTAAAAAGAGCATCTTTTGCTTTTTATTTTGAACGTTGCTCTGAAGCTGTAACGCCTTTAAGCACCTACGATTTCACTCCAGCAGAGTTCCGCAATGGAATTTATCACATGTTAGCTGATAAGGAAGCCAAATCCCTTATATCTGAATTCCACTGGAGGCTCTGGTAATGATTTCCACTCCTATTGAACACCTATTTACGATTCAGCGCTCACCTATTGTGTTGGCTCCGCTCATACATCAATTTTATGCAAGTTCTCATCCCCGTGAAAAAGATATTTTGTTAAGTTATCTTGTTCTTCCTATGGTGCTATATCCATCAATGCAAAAGTATCTGTTAAATGTAAGGAAGAATAGCAATCTCCGTACTATGTGCAATGAGCAGTCCAGACTTGTGGGGTTAACTTATAATGTCCAGCAATCCAAGGCATTGACGAATGCGGCATTACTTGTGCTTAAGGCAGAAAAATCCATTGAGATAACAGATAAATTATCGGTCAGATCAGTTGGTGATGTAAAAATTGATAATGCTGACCCAAAACAACTTGAAGCAGCCCACCGACTATCTATGGTTTTTTCTGATACAGATATCGTTTCCATCTTCAGGACGTTAGGATTTAAATCACTATGAAATGTTTTTTACGGTATATCGGTGTTGTAGACACGCAAGAGAAGATTCATCAGGTACGTCTGGAACCTGGGCTTAATGTAATTACAGGTAAATCCTCGACAGGAAAAAGTGCAATCCTTGAGATTTTTGATTACTGTTTGGGTAGTAGCGAAAACACCATCCCTGTAGGAAAGATTACTGAGCGCGCAGAAACTTTTTTTATTGCACTTCAATTTCCTCGCTATTTCCTTATAGCAGCCAGGAAGAAAAAATCTGATCGCTGCTTTCTTATGGAAGTTCGAAGCACAGATGCCGATCATTTGTTGAAACTTATCGAACAACCAAACGCGTTCTTCGATACAAAGTATTACATGCCATTGGCAGATTTCAAGAAAAACTTAGGCCGGCATTTTGCTATTACTTTAGAGAATATTGATGAAGATCCTTTTATTAAGCTAACTGGTCGAAAGAAATCTTCAACACCATCTATTCGAAGTTTCTCCTCCTTTATGCTACAGCATCAGAATCTCGTAGCGAATAAACATGCAATTTTTTATCGATTTGATGAAAAAGAAAAGCGAGACCAAGCGATCAATCACTTTAAAATATTAATGGGACTGGTTGATGAGAGATATTTTGAACTACATAAGGAATATGAGCTTGCTAAATATGAACTAAAAAAAATACAAACGCAAATCCCTAAGCAGATACAGCGTAAAGAAATGATAATTACACGCTACAATCGTTTATTAGCTGAGTATAAAAGCTTGGCTGGCTTACCACTCTTAAATGCCAATGGCGAAGATATCTATTCTAGACCAAAAGCTTTCTTAAAAGTCGTTTCTGAATATTTGGTCAGAATTGATGTGCTTTCTAATCAGATTGAAGTAAGACGCGCAGAGTTACAAAAGCAGCGCGTTGAGGCACTTGTAAATAAGCGTAAGCTTCAAGGGCAAATGAGATTGCTCAATGATTCTCTTTCCGCAACGATGCAGTTTAGTCAGAGTATGATGGAAACGAACCTGCCAAGTTCTACTGTGCTGACTGAAGCTCACTGCCCTATATGCGAAGCTCAAACTTCAACTCCAGCGGTTGAAGCCAGTAAGCTCATAAATGCAATTGAGTGGCTGAATGAGGAGCTTATGCTTTCCTCGTACGCTCGTGAGAGTTTTGCTGAAGAACGCCGAAATATTAAAAATCAACTAGCAAAACAGGATGAGCTACTCCGCCGGATTCAGGATGACATCCGTCCTCTTGATGAAGAAATAAACAAACTCAAAACATCAAAATCAGTTGATGAGCAGGCTTTAAAGACGAAACTTAGATTGGAGATCGCTATACAAGAACAGTTGGATAAGCCTGAGTCGGAATTATCCGGGCAGGAAAAATTTTGGCAAAAAGAGATTATTCGTCTTTCTGGTGAGCTTGCTCAATACAATGTTGAAAACCGGCTCCATATTTTGGCCCATGGTATCAATACCAAAATGTGCGAGTTTGGTAATAGTTTCGACTTTGAGGAGACCTATAAACCATCAGCCCTTCGTTTCGATACAGAAACATTCGATTTGTGGCATCAGCAAGATAATAAAACGCGTGTGTACCTACGTTCCATGGGGAGCGGAGCGAACTGGCTTTACTCTCATTTAGCACTTTTTATGGCCTTACACTATCAGTTTGCTTCTCTTTCGGAAGCTGGCTGCAAAATTCCACCTATCCTCTTTCTGGACCAGCCGACACAAGTTTACTTTCCAGCATCTCTTGATGATGCAGAGGAATTTAAACCTGAAGAATTAGCTAAGCAAGCCAAGCGCGAAAACATCGTCGACGAAGATATGAAGGCAGTGACTAACATGTTTACTCAACTTGCCAAATTTTGTGTTGAGACAGGTGAAACCACGGGTATTATCCCGCAGGTTATTGTCTCGGACCATGCTGATAATCTCATACTCGGTGAGGGTTATAAGTTTCAAGATTATGTCCGTGCGTCTTGGCGTACACGTGGGCTTATCAGTGATAACTAACAAGATATAGAGAATTAAAGCAGCAACCGGAGGTAATCCTCCGGTGTGCAAATTCGCCAAGCCCAATTATTGTGAAGTGTTTGTAGCCGTGCGTTGCCATTCGTTAACCTCTGCATGTAGAGTCCTGATTGAAAAATGGGAAAATAAAACTTTTAGTTTCAATTAATTATTGAAAGATTATCAATTCTGGCAGCAAATAGCCTCTTTCAGGACTCATTACTTTCTCTCCGGACTTAACTTTTTCACCCGGACCTATACCTCCCCTCCCCCGTTCCGTGCTTTAACCGCCTCGACACTCTGTTCCCGTGAGGTGCAATCATGAAAACCCGTGCTGACAGCAACGATGCTTTTCCCGAAAGCGGCAATGTGCGTATGCGGCAGGTAGTCCAGTTTCTGGCGATGAGTGAATCGTCGGTTTACCGCCTGATTAAAGACACCGACTTTCCCCGCCCCGTCCACCTCGCTTCCCGACTGGTGGTCTTCGATGCCGCTGAAATCCGCCAGTGGCAGCAGCGCCGCACCGCCATCCGTTAATCCACGCTCAGGGATGAGCCGACTGATACCCCATCATGAAACGCGCCCTCTTCCTCAACAAGCAGTTTCCGGATCGCACACTCGAAGTTGTAATCCTTGCCGGAAGCCTGGCATGGGAAACCTCACGCGTGTGGCGAAAAGATCCCGACCGGGAAGATGATGTTCCCCCGGTGGTGCTCGGCCCGGATGAACTGGCCGATCTGGACAACCTGACCATTATCAGGCCCGACACGCTCTACGTCCGGGTACTTCGCACCGGCGATATCCGCGAAGAGGAGCTGCTGAAAATTGCCGTAAAACTGGTGCACGCGGGTGTGCAGATGGCCCGGCTGATGACTCCTGACGGTGAGTTGCTGGAGAACTGGACCGGGCAGCTTGAACGCCTGCGGCAGGAAAGGCCCTCCGACATCCTGCCGGAGCACTTCCGCCTCGATGAAGAGGCACTGTGGTTTGATAAGCTCACCGAACGGCGCGACGGTGAAAGCGACGTCCAGCCCCAGCGCATCTGTTCCCCGCTGCGTGTCACCGCCATCACCTGCGACAGCCATGACGGCAGCTATGGCCGCCTGCTGGAATGGCACACCACCACCGGGCAGTTGCGGCGCTGGGCCATGCCGATGGCAATGCTCAGCGGCAACGGCGAGGAGCTGCGCCGCATTCTGCTGGAGAACGGCCTAACCTATATCTCCATCCGCCCCGCCCTGCGCAGCCTGCTGTGCGAGTACATCTCGCGGTCACTCCCCGGACGACATTATCACAGACAAGGCGGAACCGCTGACGCCGGTTTATTTGATGACGACGCTGATGCCAGACGTACCAGCCGCTACGGGCAATCTGAAGTACACGGCACATGGCTTTGATATTGAACTCAGCCTGATGTTTTTCGATGAAGACATACTTCATTTCAGGCGCTTCGCGAAGTATGTCGCGGCCTTTTGGAGAATGGCCAGTTCCTCATCCCGTTCTGCCAGTTGACGTTTCAGACGGGCGATCTCAGCGGACATCTCCTGCTCGCGTTCAGAAGAAGAGAGCTGATTTTGCTGTTTGCTTCGCCAGTTGTAGAGCTGTGATTCATACAGGTTAAGTTCGCGGGCGGCAGCGGCCCCCCAATGCGTTCAGCCAGTTTCAGGGCTTCCTGACGAAATTCAGGCGTGTGCTGCTTGCGTGGCTTTTTGGTGGTTGATGTTGGTTTTGTCATGTGAGTCACCTCTTACTTGAGAGTTTACTCACTTAGTCGCGTGTCCATTATTGCTGGGTAAGATCAATCATCACCAGACGACAATAGTGCAACTGCCCTCTTTCCTGGACTGTTCCGGTACCCCAGGAGAAAGTACTTTATCGGTGTTCATCTCTCTTATGATGCCCGTGAACCCAAATGCGTCGCGGAACCTACTTTTACCTTCTTCTGACAAGAGCAGGAGTCTGGCACGATGAATACCGTTCATGTCCTCCGTTCATCAGGTCCTCTCCGGTAGCCCCTAAGTTTTACTTTTCTCACGGAATTTTTTATTACCGTAGGCGTTATTCAGCATAATCCGAAGACGTGATCCTGCTCACCCAGTCAAACATAACTTGCATATGATTGCCATTGGGTTTCCTCACACCAACCTGACACGCATTTACGCCTGTCGTTTTGCCAGTCAAAACCTGTCCATACTTCATATAGATTTTGATACCGACTCCCTGTTTATAGCACTTATTGCAAATCGAGAAATAATCTCTTCTTGATGGAGTATATTGCTGAAGATTAAATCCGTCAGCCGGCACCAGCGAAAGATTAAAAGCGTCATTACCTGATAATTCTTCAAGAATTGCCAGAGACTCTAGTTTAACTTCAATGCGCTTATTTCCTTTAGGTTTATCCGAAGCCAGAATCAAATTTTCCTTCGGATTAAACTTCGCAATGTAGCCTGTGATTATCCGGGCATTATTACTCACCAATCGAACAGGGATATCATTAAAACGTAGAAATTGAACTCGACGAGCAAGCATAGAATAATCCCGCGGCCATATTTCAGCCTCTCGCCCGTAGGAAATATCATTTACAGCTATACATTCCATAAAGATATATTCATCTATGCTGAATGAAAAAGCCCCGGATTCACGGGGCTGAATAAAACGAAATAAATTAACGTAACAGAGACAGCACGTTCTGTGGGACCTGGTTAGCCTGCGCCAGAACGGAAGTACCGGCCTGCTGCAGAATCTGCGCGCGAGACATGTTGGAGACTTCGGTAGCGTAGTCGGAATCTTCGATACGGCTACGCGCTTCAGACAGGTTGTTTACGGTATTGCCCAGGTTGGTGATAGCAGAGTTGAAACGGTTCTGTACCGCACCCAGGTCAGAACGCAGCGCATCCACCTGCGCCAGCGCGGCATCAATTTTCTGCAGCGGGTTTTCGGTGGTTTTAGCGGCTGCTTCAGCCAGCTCTGGTTGTGCTTTGAAATCATGACCAGCGGCTTTGCTGGCATTGTAGGTTTTACCGTCGATAGTAACGACTTCGGTTTTACCGTCTACACCACCCAGTTGGTTAGCCGCTGTTTTGGTAGTGCCGTCAGCAGCAGTATAACTTGTGGTTTTAGCTTTAATTGCTCCTGTCGCTTCATCGTAATCTGCAGCGTAATACTTATCGCCAGCTTTAAGCGCATAACCGCCTTCAATTGTCTTACCATTTTTATCGGTATAAGACATTTTGACCAACTCAGCGCCATTAGCATCGGTAGCATCCACGCCGCCAGCGATTAAGGCATTTTTCGCATCTGCTGAAACAACTGTTGGTGTATCTTTTAACTCCTGTACTTCTGTTTTAGTTGTCGCACCTGCCGGTATTGTGGTTTTAGTTGCACCTGTAGCAAGTGTAACTTTACCGTCAGCAGCAACGTTAACTTCATAATCGCCATTTTTGGATGCATCAGCACCAGTATAGCCACCAATAGAAACAAAATACTTATTATTATCTGCGTCAAATTTAACTGTACCGCCCGTTACAGCAGGCGTACCAGTCGTACCACCTATGGCCGCTTTGATGGCTGCATCATCAAGACCCGATACATCCAGTGTAGTACCATTATTGGCATAAGCTTTCGTTGTTACTGCTGTATCTTTCACATCATACGCTTTCTGCACGTTCAGTGAATCCAGGCCCAGGGTCTGAGAGTTGATCTGCTTCAGATCGATATCGATAGTTTCACCGTCGTTGGCACCAACCTGGATGGTCAGGGTGTTGTCCTGCGCCAGGACTTTCACGCCGTTGAACTGAGTCTGGCCGGATACACGGTCGATTTCGTTCAGACGCTGGGTAATTTCAGCCTGGATAGAGTCGAGGTCAGACTGGGAGTTAGTGCTGTTAGCAGACTGAACCGCCAGTTCACGCACACGCTGCAGGTTGTTGTTGATTTCGTTCAGCGCGCCTTCAGTGGTCTGCGCGATGGAGATACCGTCGTTAGCGTTACGGGAAGCCTGAGTCAGACCTTTGATGTTCGCGGTGAAACGGTTAGCAATCGCCTGACCTGCCGCATCGTCTTTCGCGCTGTTGATACGCAGACCAGAAGACAGACGCTCGATAGCGGTGCCCAGTGCGGACTGGGATTTGTTCAGGTTATTCTGGGTCAGCAGCGACAGACTGTTAGTGTTGATTACTTGTGCCATAAAATTTTCCTTTTGGAAGGTTTTTGATAAAGCAATCCTCCATGAGAAAAGCGACTAAAATTCTTCCTTATCTGATGTAAAGGAGAAAATCATGGCTACTATTGGGTATATTCGGGTGTCAACAATTGACCAAAATATCGATTTACAGCGTAATGCGCTTACTTGTGCAAATTGTGACCGCATTTTTGAGGACCGTATCAGTGGCAAGATTGCAAACCGCCCCGGCCTGAAACGGGCGTTAAAGTATGTAAATAAAGGCGATACTCTTGTCGTCTGGAAATTAGACAGACTGGGCCGCAGCGTGAAAAACCTGGTGGCGTTAATATCAGAATTACATGAGCGTGGAGCTCACTTCCATTCTTTAACCGATAGTATTGATACCAGTAGCGCGATGGGGCGATTCTTTTTTCATGTAATGTCAGCACTGGCCGAGATGGAGCGAGAATTAATTGTCGAGCGAACCCTTGCCGGACTGGCTGCCGCCAGAGCGCAAGGACGACTGGGAGGGCGCCCTCGGGCGATCAATAGACATGAACAGGAACAGATTAGCCGGCTATTAGAGAAAGGCCATCCTCGGCAGCAATTAGCTATTATTTTTGGTATTGGCGTATCCACCTTATACAGATACTTTCCGGCAAGCAGTATAAAAAAACGGATGAATTAA